ATGGTGATAAAATTAAATGGGTTTATCTGAAACAAAATCCGTTGGGATTAGATACTATTGCTTATAAAGGATATGAAGATCCTATTGATATATTGAACTTTATACGTCAATATATAAATTATGATAAAATTTATAAACAAGCATTACACAAAAAAATTATGATGTTATATGGTAGTATGAATTGGGATGAACCAACAGATTCATCTAAAACAATAGAAAGATTTTTTTGATTTTCAATAAGTTAATCAATATATATGTATATATGGTTATAATTAACAGGAGAAGTTATGATAAATAAACAAAAGTTAGTACGTTTTATAAATAAGTACTATCTAAATGGCACAGTAGATTCAGTAGTATTCAATAGTAGTGCATCTACTCAACAATTAGGTACAAGATTTGTATCAGGTGATAAAAGTTTGTTGGGTGTAGTGAAAATGGATAGTTGGAATTATGAAGAAGCAGATATAGGTGTTTATGATACTGAACAATTATTAAGGTTGTTGTCTGTATTAGATGAGAACATTGAATTTTCTATAAATAAGGCAGGTGATAAGGCTATATCAATTAGATTATCAGATGCATATTCTTCTGTTAATTATATGTTAAGTGATACATCTATTATTAATGAACCACCTCAATTAAAAAATATACCTAATTTTGAACTGGGTATAAATGTAACTTCACAACTTATTAATAAGTTCATTCACGGTAAGTCAGCATTAGTTGAGACAGATACATTTACTGTAATTACAGATGAAACGTCAGCTAAATTAGTTATTGGTTATTCAGCTGTAAATACAAATAGAGTTGTTATTCCTGTAACAACTACAGAATTTGAAAAAATTGATAACATTTCTTTCAATGCCAATCTATTTAAAGAAGTACTGAGTGCGAATAAAGAATGTGAAAGCGCATTATTACAAATTGCAAGTGAAGGTTTGGCAAAGATTAGTTTTAAGATAGATAATTTTACATCTACTTATTGGTTAGTAGCAGCGAGTGAAGTTGATTAATGTCAAATACTTTATGGGTTGAAAAATATCGGCCTTCATCTATTGATACTTATATCGGGAACGAACACCTACTCGATAAAGTATCAGTTTACCTCGAGAGTGGAGACTTACCGCATCTTTTATTATATGGAAGAGCCGGTACAGGTAAGACCACTCTCGCCAAAATTCTTGTAAAGAATATCGAATGTGATTATCTTTATATAAATGCGAGTGATGAAAATAATGTAGATACAGTTAGAACTAAAGTAAAGAATTTTGCTTCTACAGTAGGTTTTAAAGATTTTAAAATAATTATTTTAGATGAATGTGATTACATCACACCTAATGCACAGGCAGCACTACGTAATTTAATGGAAACATTTAGTAAACATTGTAGATTTATATTGACTTGTAATTATGTAGAGAGAATTATTGATCCGATACAATCTCGTTGTCAATCATTTCAGATTATTCCACCATCAAAGAAAGAAGTAGCAGTACATTTATCAAATATACTACAGAATGAGAATGTAAAATTTGAGGTAGATGATGTAGCTACTATTGTAAATGGAACTTATCCAGATATAAGAAAAGTTATAAATACTTCACAAAGAAATGTTGTTAATAAATCTTTAAAATTAGATACTGGTAGTATCATTCAAAATGATTATAAATTAAAATTATTAGAAATATTAAAAACACAAGATAAGAAAAATGCATTTAAAAACATAAGACAATTAATAACAGATTCACAGATTAGAGATTTCGCAGATTTATTTAGATTATTATATGATGAAGTTGATTCTTATGGACAAGGACATATAGCAGAATGTATTTTAGTGATAGCGAAGTATGAATTATCAGATAGTCAAGTAGTTGATAAAGAGATTAATGTTATGGCTATGTTAATTGAACTATTAGGAGTAATAAAATGAGTATGCATCCAAAAAAACCATTACCAAAAGCACAAGTTAAAGTAGATTTAACACAAGCAGAAACTATGAAATGTGAACATTGTGGAAACTATTTATTTATTGGTTCTACAATTATAAAAAGATTATCACCTATAGTTTCGCCTACAGGTGAAGAAGCATTAATACCGATTGATGTTTATAGTTGTGGAAATTGCGGTAGAGTTCCTAAATCAATGTTAGAAGGCTCTGGGGTAACTGAGGTAGACGAAGAACCTAAAGAGGATAAGTTATTTCGTGCCGATTTATGAGTATGTTTGTCCAACTTGTGGACATCAAGAAGAAGTATTACAACCTATAGATGCTTTACCATTAAAATGTCATAAAGAATCTAAAGGCTATTTTTGTAATTCTGAAATGAAAAAGAAGTTTTCGAAAACATCAGTTATATTTAAAGGTAGTGGATTTTATGAAACGGACTATAAAAAAACCTCAAACAGTAAAGAAGAAAAATCTATTCCAACATCTGAATCAAGTAACAACGATTCAGAAACCTAATTATTGGGATACACTTTCTGTAGAGGATAAAAAAACTTGGTCTAATTATATGATACATAGATTTTTATCTATGAAAATGGAATGGGTAGAAGTAGTAAATGAGTTACAAAAGTATAATTTACAATCAAAAGATTTATATAAACTTTATATAAATATTTTACCAAAAAGTAGACAATATTTAAAATATGTAAAAGGGAGAAATCAAATGGATTATCCAAATTGGTTAATTAATATAGTAGCTAATCACGAAGAGGTTAGTAAAAAAGAAGCATATGATATGATTGAAATGTATATGCTTACAGAAGGTGGTATGTTAGAATTAGGACAGCTCTGCCAAAAGTGGGGTGTTGAACCTGAAAAAATAGAAGAGGCTGGATTGAATGTACTTGGTACTATTGGAGGCTATACTGCAGGCGAAGTAGGATGAAAGTTATAACAGACTCTAAAACAGTCAAAAAGTATGCAAAAAATAATCCTGATTTGACAATAGTTGAACAAATGGAACTTGAATGGCCTGAGATGACACAAGAGTTTAAGAAGATTCAACGAGAACAATATGAGTTATTTCTTCACAAACAACACGATTATGGTCCTGGTAATATTTCAGTCGGTACGCAATTACAAACTGAGGCAGAAGTAAAGTTATCACTTCAAGGTTTATTTTTTCGAATGAATGATAAAATTCAGAGAATTAAAACATTGTTATTAAATGGTGGTAAACAAGCTGTAAAAGATGAACCATTAGAAGATGCTTATTTAGATGTTTCGAATTATGGGGTTATGGCTACTATAGTATCACGAGGAAAATGGGGTAAATGAAACGAATAAGTTATAGTCAATATAATCAATGGATTACTTGTCCACATAAATGGAAATTAAATTATATTGACGATTTAGGCGAATATACTGATAGCATTCATACATTATTTGGAACTTCAATGCATGAAGTTCTTCAAACATATCTTACAGTAATGTATAATGATACAATTAAAACAGCAGATGCTCTTCCAGTAGATGAAATGTTATTACATAGAATGAAAGAAAATTATGTTAAAATTATGAAAACTAATGGTGGTGAGGTAATTTGTGAACAATATGAAATGGAAGAATTTTATAAACATGGATTAATTATATTAGATTGGTTTAAAAAAAGAAGGGGAATGTATTTTAGTAAGACTGGTTATGAATTAGTTGGTGTTGAAGTTCCTATTGAATATAAATTAAGTGATGGAATTAAATTTATTGGTTATATAGATGTTGTTATTTATGATAAAATAAGAGATAAATATAAAATTATTGATATTAAAACTTCTACAATGGGTTGGAATAAATACCAAAAAGCTGATAAAATTAAAACAGACCAAGTATTATTATATAAACAATTTTATGGTGCACAAAATAATATTTCAATGGATAAGATTGAAGTTGAGTATTTTATTGTTAAAAGAAAATTATATGAGAAAGTAGATTTTCCTCAAAGAAGAGTTCAAACATTTACTCCAGCTAATGGTAAACCAAGTATTAATAAGGTTACACGTAATGTAAAATCTTTTATAGATGAATCTTTTATTGGTGGTGAATATAATATGGAACATAATTATGCTAAACAACCATCTAAGAAAAATTGTAGGTGGTGTGAATTTAATCAAACAGAATATTGTGATGAAGGTATAAAATAATGTTATCTAAAATAAGTTTAAGGTTAAAATTAACAGATTTT